ATTATTAGATAATGGAACTCAAAGACTGGTTAAATTCAATCAACTTCAACAAGGAGGATCTAAGTGAGAACATTAGCTCTTACCCTCCATATATCATTAATCGTTGTCTGTCTGGGCACCTTGATTGTGTCATGTTCGCCAATGAAATGAATAGGTATAACTTTCTTGATAAAGATATGCAATATTCTTTTTATCTAAATAGTCTCAGGAAAAAGAAGAGATTCTCTCCCTGGCTCCGAAAGGATAAAGTCACGGACCTGGAAAGCGTCAAACAATACTATGGTTATAGTAATGAAAAAGCATCTCAAGCTCTGAAAATCCTGACTAAAGAACAGATTAACTTTATTAAACAACGACTTGACATTGGAGGACAGAAATGACTAATACTGTAGAACCTACGGTTGATTGGTCTCAAGATCAGATGGTGGAGGTTCTTTTGAATGAACCTGATGATTTTCTGAAAGTCAGAGAAACGCTAACCAGAATCGGAGTTGCATCCCGTAAGGAGAAGAAACTCTATCAATCGTGTCACATCTTGCACAAGCAAGGTAGATATTTCATTGTTCACTTTAAGGAACTGTTTGCCCTGGATGGTAAGCACGCCAACCTTACTGTTAATGATGTACAGCGCCGCAACCGTATTACTCGTTTGCTTGCTGACTGGGGATTGATCTCAGTTGTCAAGGAAGACTCAGTTTCTGATATTGCTCCACTGAACCAGATTAAAGTTCTTGCTTACAAAGACAAGGGTGAATGGATTCTTGAGCAAAAATATAATATCGGAAAGAAAGGTAAGACCACGGAAGAAGCATAAATAAATCGTCGCTCTTTCGTGCGCGACACGCTACATACGGAATATACGCTACTAAAAGGGGGGTTACCAACACCCCCTTTTTTATGCTTTGTGATATAATTAGTAGTGGATGCCGAACGGGTCCACACAATCAAATCTCGCTTACAAAGGAGAAGTAAAATGGGAAACCTCATGAAGTATAATGCTGCAAATATCGATCAGTTGCTTGATCGTATAAATAAGAACAGCATAGGTATGGATGAATACTTCGATCGTCTGTTTACACTACACGAAACAACGACGAATTATCCTCCCTATAATCTAATTCAGGTCAGCAACGTAGAATCCAGGCTTGAGTTAGCACTCGCAGGATTTAAGAAGAAGCAAGTAAATGTCTACACACAAGACGGAAAACTCTTTGTCGAAGGACAAAGAGAAGATGGAGAATCAGGAAACGAGTACATCCATAGAGGAGTGGCTCAACGATCTTTCACCAGAACTTGGACACTGGCAGAGGATACGGAAGTTAGATCAGTTGAATTTGAGGATGGGCTCCTGACAGTTGTCCTTGGTAGGATCGTTCCTACTCATCACCAGCGTAAAGACTGGTTCTAAATATAATTGAATATCGTCGCCGCGAGGGGCAACTGGCAAAATCCAGTTGACGCCCCTCTTTTTTTGTTCTATAATCATATGAGGTATGCATAAACTATGTCTGTTAAAATTTTGGTTCTTAAATCTGGTGAAGATGTAATTGCCGATGTTCAGGAGATGGTTTCTTCCGATGAAAAGGTAATTGGATATTTTCTTACAAAACCTTGCGTAGTAAAACTGATAAACTCCAATCCCATAACCAAAGAAGAAACTGATCCTAAGTCGGAAAAGAAATCTGAATTCTCTGTTACAATGTATCCCTGGATGCCTTTAGCACGAGAAAAATCAATCCCGCTTACGGTAGACTGGGTTGTGACCATGGTCACTCCAGTAGAGAAAATCTATGACATGTACACTGAGGACGTTTTAAACGATGGACAAACCACAGAGAAAACTTCTGATACTGACAAATAATCAGATCCTTGTCTCTCAAATTGAAGAGGTTGGGGCAGATATTGGAGAACCTGATTGCAAACTGATCGAACCGTTTGTTCTGAACGAAGACGGCACTCTGTCTCCTTGGTTAGTTGAACACACTAATCAAAACACATTTATGATTTCGTCGGACAAGATTATGACTCTTGCAGATCCAAGGCCGACACTACTTGAAAAATACGAGAACCTGATTAAGTAATGCGCTTCTACACTAATGTTCAATTGATCGGGAATCAGTTTCTGGTCCGTGGTGTTGATAATGGGAGGAGATACGAACATCGTGATGAGTTTCTTCCTACCCTTTTTGTTAAGTCCAAGAAAGATTCCAAATATAAGACATTAAGTGGAGAGTCAGTAGAACCAATCAAACCAGGTCAGGTAAGAGATTGCCGTGAGTTCTTCAAGAAGTATGATGAAGTCGATGGGTTTCCTATCTATGGAAATGATCGATACATCTATCAATACATTTCTGAGAAGTATCCTGAGGATGAGATCAAGTTTGATATCAGTCAGATCAAACTGGTAACTCTTGATATTGAGACCACCGCAGAGAAAGGATTTCCTGATGTAGAATCTGCTCAGGAAGAAATCCTTGCAATCACTATTCAGGATTACACCACCAAGGAGATTATTACCTGGGGTGTAAAACCTTTTGTCAACAAACAGAAGAACGTAACCTATCGTTACTGTTCAACAGAACATCAGCTGCTCAGTGATTTCATCAATTACTGGATGCAGGATGTTCCCGATGTGGTGACTGGTTGGAACATTCAACTGTTCGATATCCCATACATCTGTAAGCGTCTCAACAGAGTGCTTGGAGAGAAGTTGATGAAGCGTTTCTCCAACTGGGGTCTTGTGACCGAGGGAGAGATCTATGTGCAAGGTAGAAAGCAGATCACTTTTGATGTGGGTGGATTGACTCAACTTGACTATCTGGATCTGTATAAGAAGTTTACCTACAAAGCACAAGAGTCTTATCGACTAGACTACATTGCTGAGGTAGAACTGGGACAGAAGAAACTTGATCACTCTGAGTTTGATACCTTTAAAGATTTCTATACCCACGGGTGGCAAAAGTTCATCGAGTACAACATCGTTGACGTAGAACTTGTTGACCGTTTGGAAGACAAGATGAAACTGATTGAACTTGCATTGACTATGGCTTATGATGCCAAGGTTAACTATGCAGACGTGTTCTATCAGGTTCGCATGTGGGATAACATCATTTATAATTATCTAAAGAAGCGGAATATTGTTATTCCGCCTAAGATTCGTTCAGACAAAAACGAAAAGTATGCAGGTGCATATGTCAAGGAACCGATTCCGGGAAAGTATGATTGGGTGGTTAGTTTTGACCTTAATAGTCTCTACCCTCACCTTATTATGCAATACAATATTTCCCCAGAGACATTACTGGAGGAACGACACCCAACGGCAACAGTTGACAGAATCCTTAATGAGGAACTGACCTTTGAGATGTATAAGGACAATGCGGTATGTGCTAATGGTGCCATGTATCGTAAGGATGTTCGCGGATTCTTGCCAGAGTTGATGGAGAAGATGTATGGTGACCGTGTGATCTTCAAGAAGAAGATGATTCAGGCAAAGAAAGATTATGAGAAGACTCCCACTAAAAACCTTGAGAAAGAGATCGCCCGCTGTAACAATATCCAGATGGCTAAGAAGATCTCACTCAACTCTGCTTATGGTGCAATCGGTAATCAGTATTTTAGGTACTATAAACTGGCCAATGCGGAGGCGATTACGCTTTCTGGTCAAGTCTCTATCCGTTGGATTGAGAATAAAATGAACAAATATCTAAATAATCTTTTGCAAACAGAAGATACCGATTATGTTATCGCATCAGACACTGATTCGATTTATCTTAATCTCGGACCTCTTGTTGATAAATTTTTTGCTAATAAGTCTGGCGACAAAGCAACAATTGTTTCCTTACTTAACAAGATCTGCGAAGAAAAGTTTGAACCATATATCGATAAGTGCTATCAAGATCTGGCGACGTATGTTTCGGCATACGACCAAAAAATGCAAATGAAGCGTGAGAACATCGCTGATCGTGGTATCTGGACTGCGAAGAAGCGATATATTCTCAACGTGTGGGACAGTGAGGGTGTTCGTTATGAAGACCCTAAACTCAAGATGATGGGTATTGAGGCAGTCAAATCATCCACCCCTGCACCCTGTAGGAAGATGATTAAGGATGCTCTGAAACTCATGATGAGTGGCACTGAGGAAGACGTAATTGACTTCATTGAGAAGTCTAGGAAGGAGTTTAAGACTCTCCCTCCAGAACAAATATCATTCCCACGCTCCGCTTCTGATGTTGTGAAGTATAAGTCTTCATCTAGCATCTACATCAAAGGAACTCCAATTCATGTTCGCGGAGCTCTTCTGTTCAATCACTATGTACAGCAGAACAAGTTGACAAATAAATATTCACTCATCAAAAATGGTGAGAAAATCAAGTTCTGCTATTTGAAGAAACCAAATAGTATTCATGAGAACGTGATTTCTTTCATTCAAGACTTTCCTAAGGAACTTGATATTGACAAGTACATCGACTATGACCTACAATTTGAGAAGTCCTTTGTCGAACCACTGAAAGCCATCCTTGATGCTATCGGATGGAACGTCGAAAAAACTGTAAACCTAGAACTATTTTTCTCTTAATGGACCTGCCTATCAACGATAAAGAACTGAGCACCATTGTCAGTGCATTGCGACTGGGTGGTGATGCTGCACTTTATCAGAAACTGAATAAGATCAAAGAAATTCGTGATGCCAACCCTGGTGGTCCTTACAAGAAAATTGCCCGTGAAGAATTTGGATTTGTAATTTAATGGATTTTTTAAAAGAAATTGTAAAAGAGATCGGTGATGACTACACAAAACTAGCAGCAGACATCGATGAAACAGAACAATATGTGGACACAGGTTCGTACATTTTTAACGGACTTGTTTCAGGGTCTATATTTGGTGGTGTATCTGGGAATAAGATTACTGCCATTGCTGGCGAGTCTTCTACTGGCAAAACTTTCTTCAGTCTTGCTGTCGTCAAGAACTTCCTTGATGCTAACCCTGATGGGTATTGTCTATATTTTGACACT